TATATTAAATGGTTTAAATCGTGAAGTAAGATACAATATGGGTGAATGTAGAAATGATTATGGAGGCTATTTTATAATTGATGGTAAGGAAAAAGTCATTATTAGTCAAGAAAAATTTGCAGATAATATGTTATATATTAGAGATAATTACAACGACATATATAGTCATGGAGCGGATATAAGAACAGTTTCAGAGGACGCATCTAAACCAGAGCGAACCTTATCTGTTAGAATTGTATCACCAACTACAATTTATACTAATAATCAAATTGTCGTAAATATTCCTAATGTGCGAAAACCTATACCATTATTCATATTATTCAGAGCTCTAGGTATTACATCTGATAAAGAAATAATTGAATATTGTTTGTTAGATATAGAAAAGAATGAATCTATGGTAAACTTATTTATTCCATGCATTCATGACGCTGGAAAAATATTTACACAAGAAACAGCATTAGAATATATAAGTACATTTACAAAAGGAGATACTGTAACACATGTATTAGATATATTAAGCAATTACTTTATGCCGAACATAGGAGAATTAAATTTTCAACAAAAAGCATATTTTTTGGGATATATAGTATACAATTTATTACTAGTATATACCAAATTAGAGCAACCAACTGATAGAGATAGTTTTAAATTTAAACGTGTTGAAGTACCTGGAAAATTAGTATATGACTTATTTAAAGAATATTATAAGCTTCAACAAGATGAAATTAAATTGAAGATGGATACAGAATATAATTTAAAAAAATCAAAAACTGTATATCAAGGAGAAAGTTTTAAAACTTTAATTTCTAAGAATTATGAAGTTATTTTTAAAAATCGCGTTGTTGAAAATGGATTTAAGAAAGCATTCAAAGGAAATTGGGGTTCTGAAGAGCACACTAAGCGATTAGGCGCTGTACAAGATTTAAATAGATTATCGTATAATAGTTTTATTTCTCATTTGAGAAAAATTAATTTACCAATGGATTCAAGTTCAAAAGTAGTAAAGCCTAGATTATTACATGGATCTCAATGGGGTATAATTGATCCTGTCGACACGCCCGATGGTGGTAATGTAGGATTTCATAAACACATGTCTATTTCAGCACATATAACCAGTGGTTGTTCAGGAGTTCCAATGATGCATTTTTTAAGAAGTATTTGCAATATGAAATTATTAGAAGAATGCAATAACAAATATTTATATTCAGTTACAAAAGTCATGTTAAATGGTGCATGGATAGGAGTTATATCTAATGCAAGTGAAATAGTTAGACTAATTAAGAAATATAAGAGAAACGGTTTATTACCAATTTATACAAGTTGTACCTGGAATATTAAAAAAAACGAATTAGTAATATTTACAGACTCTGGTAGATTATGTAGGCCTATATTCTATGTTGATAATAAGGAAGTCAGTTTTAAAAACAACGCCATACTGGAAAAAATCAATACAAATAATTTTTCATGGAATAATTTAATAAGTGGATTTTCAGCAAAAAAGATTAAAGAATTTGATGTTAATACATGTAATATTTATAAAATAACTGATTTATATGATACTGATAATTTTGATAATCTTGAAAAAACCGAAGGTATAATAGACTATGTAGATACATCTGAGGAAGAAATGTCTTTAATATCAAGTGATTATGATTTTGATAAAAAGAAATTATATACTAATGTAGAGATTCATCCTTCATTACTATTGGGAGTCATGGGTAATCAAATTGTATTTCCTGAAAATAATCAATTACCTAGAGATTTATTTTTTTGCGGTCAAGCAAAACAAGCAGTATCACTGTATAGTTCGAATTTTTTTACACGCATTGATAAAATGGGTGTAGTATTAAACAGCGGACAATGTCCTCTAGTTAAGAGTAGATATTCACAATTTATTAATAATGAAGAACATCCATATGGAGAGAATGTAATTGTAGCTATTATGGTATATGGAGGTTATAATGTAGAAGATTCTATACTCTTTAACGAAGGCTCATTAAAGAGAGGTATGTTCAGAACTACTTATTATAATATGTATGAATCAAGAGAAGAAAGTTCAAAGGTGGGAGAAAACTCTATTGATTCACATTTTCAAAATATTGAAGAGACTGGATTAAGTAGCGGCAAGTATGGTTACGATTATAGTACATTAGATAAATATGGTCTTATTAAGGAAAATACTCCAATGGATGACAAAAAGGTAGTTATAGGTAAAGTTCAGACTAATTTAATGAATCCTAATCAACCACAAGATGCATCAGTATATCCTAAAAAAGGACAATTAGGATTTGTCGATAAAACATTTATGACAGAAGATGAAGAAGGATTTAGATTAGCAAAGGTAAGAATTAGAGAAGAACGAATTCCAGCAATTGGTGATAAATTTTGTAGTCGTTGTGGACAAAAGGGTACAGTTGGGTTAGTTATTCCAGAACAAGATATGCCTTTTACAGATGACGGAATAAAACCCGATATTATTATTAATCCTCATGCATTACCATCGAGAATGACTATAGGTCAGTTGGTGGAAACAGTAATGGGTAAAGCATGTTTAAATATGGGTGGATATGGCGATTGTACGGCATTTGTTAATAAAGGTTCAACACATGAAGCATTTGGTAAAATTTTAACTCAAAATGGTTATAATTCTTCTGGAAATCAAGTATTATATAATGGTATGACAGGCGAACAGTTACAAGCTAATATTTTTATTGGTCCAACCTATTATATGAGACTTAAACATATGGTAAAAGATAAAATAAATTACAGAGCTAGAGGACCTATTCAACAACTCACAAGACAAACCGTAGGAGGTCGTGCTAATGATGGAGGTCTTAGAATTGGAGAAATGGAACGTGATGGTGTAATAGCACATGGAGCTGCAGGATTTTTACAAGAATCAATGTTACATAGAGGAGATGAATATTATATGGCTGTATGCAATAATACAGGAACAATCGCTATTTATAATAATAGTCAAAATATTTTCTTGAGTCCTATGTGTGATGGACCCATTAAGTTTAATAAAACGATTGATGGAAATTTAAATATTGAAAATATTAGTAAATTTGGTAGAAATTTTAGTATATTAAAAATTCCATATGCATTTAAATTATTAATGCATGAATTACAAGCTATGAATATTCAAATGAGAATTATTACTGAGGATAATATAGAACAATTAACTAATATGGGTTATTCAAATAATATAATTAAAATGAAAAACAGTGACAAATCATTAGAGATTACATTAGCACAAGAAAAAAGGGATAGACAAGAACAAGGTCATAAAGGATTAGGAGAAAATATTGATACACCTATTGATCAATTAAACGAACCTATAGAATCACCTGTAGAACAATCATATGTTGAACCAGAAATATATGGATGGTCATTTTATAGTTATGACGAAGAACGAGGAGAGGCATATAATTCTATTATATTAGATAAAAATGGGAAACCATCAGAGATATGGTTTGTAGGAGATCATGATGGTGATTTACCAAATAGATATCCTGCTTTATGGAACTCAAAACAATTACTATATAATGATAAAACACCTATACAGGCCAATATTATGATTGAAGAATTAAAGAATACCCCTGAGCCGAATAATTGGTCGATTAGTTTAAGTAATATTAGAAATTTACAAAAAGGATGGTCACCACCATATGCACCAGGATCACCATTATATAATCCTAATTCTCCGGAATCACCACCATATGCACCTGGGTCACCAGATTATCCACCCCCAGGCTCACCAGCATATGCACCAGGCTCACCAGCATATGCACCAGGCTCACCAGATTATCCACCCCCAGGAACTCCAGAATATGACCCAAATTCACCTCCATACGCACCGGGGTCACCAGCATATAATCCTAACACACCATCAAGTAGTCCTTCATATAATCCTAACACACCATCACCAACTTCACCACCACCACCACCACCATCCGGAAGTAGAGTATTAGTGTTAGATTCTGATAAACCAGTTGTAATTATGCCTAATCAACCAAGTATAGAAACAACAAGTACACCACCCGAAATTGAGATAGATACTGAATCAGAGGATAAAGCTATAGATAGAATAGAAGAACTAGTTAAAGTGGTAGATCAGGATAAACCAAAAAGAGATGACGGTATTGAATTAATTATAAATAGCAAGATAGATAATGATGAAGAAAAAGAAGAAGAAAAAGAAGAGGGTGGAGAGAAAAAAACAATTAAATTTTAATTATTATAATATAAAATTGAAATGAAATAAAAATATAATTTTGTATTATAAATAAGGAATATGGCGCAAACAAGTGAAAGTATATCTAAGCTATTTAAATCTAGAAAAACCATATTAAGTTTGTTAGACAAACAAGGATATGATACTAGTGATTACGAAGAATTTAATGTAAATGAAGTTCATACTATGAATAATAATAAACAATTAGACATGCTACTCAATAGTAAACCCGAAGATGATACACCACAAAGGAAGGTGTATGTAAAATATCATTTAGGAAAAACTCTTAGAAGAGAAAATATGAATGATTATATTGATGACTTATTTCATTTAGAACAAGCATTAGGAAAGAATGATACATTAGTAATAATTATAAAACAAGAGCCTCATGAACCATTATTAAATATATTAAATCAGATTTGGGAAAGCGAAGGAATCTTTATTATAATTTATAATTTAGATAGATTACTATTTAATATTCTTGATCATGAATATGTTCCTGAACATGTGATTCTAGATGAAGTAGCAATTAAAGCTATGAAGCAACGATATAATATTAAAGGTAATAATGAACTACCTACAATATCTAGATACGATCCAGTATCACAGGCAATTGGAATGAGACCGGGAGAAATATGCAAAATAGTTAGATCGAGCAAATCTGCAATTACAGCAAATTATTATAGAATATGTTCTCAGTAATTATTATATGGAAATAATAAAAAAACTAGATTATGAAATTAAAGAGTTAAATACAAATTTTTTATTGAATTTAGAAAATTATGCTCGGACATATTATAATACATTAATTGCGCCACAAAATAAAGTAAATCATGATTTATTGGCTAGAAAAAATGGTAGGTTAAACACAATAGATCAAACCGGACTATTATTGAAAAATAAAATGAATAATCTTATTAACAAAATGTCCAAGCAACTGGACGAGATGAATATTAATATTGCAAAATTAAAAAAAGAAAATATAAAATTAACACGAGAGTCGAAGATGTTACACAAAGACGCATTAACTGCTGATGGATTATTTGATGGAGAATTAGATTGGTATAGAGATCAGGTAAAAATAGTAGTAGTAATGGTAATTGGCGTAATAATAGGATTTGTATTTTATAAAAAATTAAATTTAACTCTTAAGGATCATATAATATCAATTGCAATTGTATTAGTATTTGGATATTTATTCAGTGCAATATATAATTTCATTTTAAATAGATAAATAATAATGATAAAACATTTTTCTATCAATAATCTATAGAAAAATGTTTAATAGTCATGGAAACAATTTATTAAAATTCAATCTAGAGCAAGGGAAAAAATTAATAAGTTATAATAAATCAATATTTGAATTAACAAAACCTTATTTAAAACTAATTGAGCGAGGATCATTAGTAGAGTCTATGTCAAATTATAATTTATCGTCAAGCGACAAGAAATCCATAGAAGGTTTAGAAAATATTGAAAATTCTTTTAATCGTACATTAGTAGAATATAATGAACTATATAAAGAATTTAACGAAGATTTATTAAATCGTAATCAGGCAAAAAAACCAATAATTGATTATTTAGGTAAAAATGTTAGAACTGAGAACGGTGCTATATATTATGTAAATAATTTCGGTTATTATTATTGGTATAGTCCTAGTGCGTGGAATGATGGTAGTCCAGAAGGATGTCCAAAAGATTATACCCAATTAGAAGGTGAATTACCTGATGAATTAAGTAAAGGCCCTAATGTACAAACCGGTATGCCTTGTGGAATGGCGGGTAAAGTAATAAAAAATACAGATAATAATGAATATGCATTTATTGATATTAAAGGATACAAACATATTTTCCCTGAAGGTACTGAAATGAATAGTAGTTGTGCAGAAATGAATGTTGTCGATGTTCCATCAAAATATTATAATTTAATTCCTAGTGGAAATTCAATGTCCTCAACAGAACAATGTTTAGCACTTGATGTAAATCCTGGTCTATGGGCAAAATTACAAGAAATAAATAGTAAATTAAAAACACAAGGACAACAATTAAGTAATGCAGTATCACAGTTAAATTTAGAAAATAAAGATGCAAATAATGATGTAATGCAACAACAGCAAAATTTGCAAAAATATATTGACGAAATAGACGAGTCAAATAAAAAAACAACATATAATAACAGAATGTTAATGCAAATGTCTGGTGAAGAAGAAGATTCTAGATTAAGAATGACTTCTAATTATTATCAATACCTAGTATGGATATTATTAATGGTTTTAATTTTGACTCTTACTATGAAGAGTTCTTTAGGGAAAGAAGGTGGAAGTATTAATCCATTAACATATCTAATTATAGCTATATTTTCATTAATATTTATAGTTTATTTGTATAATAGATTTAAGAATATTAAAGTGACATATTAATTTAATTTAATATTATATATATTTATTTCTTATAAATTTATATATATAATAATGACATCATTTGAAAATGAAATTATAAAAGATAAGCCTAATAAATATAAAACAATTATAGACTCACGTGTATTGTCAAGGAAAATAAAAATGAAATTAGATGAATATACTAATTTAGAAGATGAATATGATAATATTATTCAGTCAGCAGTAGATGATCATCAAAAAGGATCAGGTGGTTGGAAACGAATTAATGGAGGATTAAAACAAATTAGTGCTGCAGGTAAAGATTACATTTGGGGTATAAATAAGGATAATTATATTTATAATTGTAAAAAACCATGCGATGATTCAGATTGGAAACGAATAAGTGGAGGACTAAATCAATTAACTGGTGGAGACAAAGAAGTATGGGGTGTTAATACTTCTGGTTCTATTTATAAAAAGAATCAAGACGGTAGTGGTAGTTGGAAAAGAATTCGTGGAAGAGCATCAAATGTATCTCAAGGTGGAGGTTATGTATGGCAGGTAGGAACAGGTAATTCTACATGGTATTGTAGAGAACCATGTAATGGTGAATGGTCTCTTGCATCTAAACCAAAGACAAATTTAGGATGGAAAGCTCTTGGAAATTGGAAAGATAATGGAAACAGAATGTTACCGACATATAAAGGTATATATGCTAAAGCTGGTTGTAATCAACAATGTCAAGGAGAAAAATATTTTAGCTTACAGGATGGTAATGGTCATGCTGGGCAATGTTTTTGTGGAAGTGATTGGAATAGAATAACTAGTTTAGGAACATGTGACCAAGATAATAAAATTACAGGAGGGGGTTGGTGTAATACTGTATATAATACTACTGATAGTTCTAGTTATATTCCTATTCATGTAGGCCCTTCAAATACAAATAATAAAGTAGTAACACTACCACATAATGATATGACTGTTAATAAATGGCAGGTAAATGCTCAAAATCCTGGTTGGGGTGATAGATTTAGTGTAAAGGTAAATGGAAATCAGTTAACTGTTACTAGAATAGATGCAGATGCAGGGTGGGGAGAAGATTTATATTTAGAAGGAGTTGTTCAACCTGATGCTAGTAAAGTAGGTCCTCCAATGGTTCAATTAAGTTGTAATAATAAATATGTTTATGGTTTAGATACAAATAAAAATGCTTGGAGAAGACCTGTAAATGGAAGTGGAACATGGGAAAAATTTGGAAATACAACCGGTTGGCAATTTAATTGGATAAATGCTTCTAATAATACAGATGTTTTTGGTGTTGGATTGGATAGGTACATTTACAAGACAGATATTGATGGAAAGCAAGTATGGACCCGAGTCGGGAAGCCAGCATCAGGAGTAAAAACTGTCTCAGGAGATCCTGATAATGAAACTTATTATATTACAAATACAAGTGATTCAATATACAGACATGATCCATTAAAAACAGGTGGATTATGGTATGATATTCCAGATGAGAATTATCAAATGGGAATGGTTAATAATCCTGAAGAAAGTACTGATGATTGGAAATATTTAGGTAAGCATGATAATATAGATGAATGTAAATTAGCTGCTGTTAGAGATAGATCCAAAGAGTACGCAAGTGTAGTATATTATCCAGAAGATTCTGGATGGAATAAATCATGTTTTGGAGGAGTTAAAGGAGGAAAAACAAATCCTCAATATCAAAGTAAAACAATTACTTCATTAGCTCCAAATGGTACATCAAGAATGGGTGGAACTAAAGGAATGGAAATATTAAAACAAATGAAAAAAATCCATAATGAAATAAAAAAATTACAAAAAGAACAAAATAGTAATTCAATTGGTTTATTAAAAACAAAGGGTATGGTTAATTTAGAATTAGGTGTAACAAATTCTAAGATGGAAACCATATTGGAAAAGTTAGATAAAAAACGAATTGCTATTAATAAAATATTAGACGAACCAGATGCCGAAGCAGTTGAAGAGGATGGTGATATTAGAAGAAGTTCCAGTTATGTTGTTTATCTATTATGGATATTGATTGTAATTTTAACAATAGGATTAGTTTTACATTTATATACAACTGATAGTGAAGCTATTTCACCTATAACTTACATATTTGTAAGTGTATGGGCTGTATTATTATTTTCTTATTATTACAGACAGTTAGTAGACTATGGTGGAAAAACATGGGATAGTATTTCTGATTTACTTGTAGATGATGTTTAAAATTATTATTATATTTTATTATAATATATTAATAATGAGTAGAAATGTTTCAGATGGAAATTTTTATATACAGAATAGAAAAATGAAAGAATCATCTATGAAAAAGGATTTAGATAAAGTATCCGAAGGTTTTGAGATTTATTCAACATCACAACAAAAGAAAAATAATACTAAATTTTTAATCCCAGATAGGTCTGATCCTGGTCAGAGAGTAATGTGTGAGGTAGATAAAATAAGATATGTAAGAATAGCACAAACAAATCAATATTTAACTATTCAAGAAGTAGAAGTTTACGATGAAAATGGAGTAAATGTTGCATTGATGAAAAATTATTCTAATGATTACAAATTAACTCAAGGTTATTGTAGAAAAAAAACTAATGATGGAGAAACAGTAGGTACACCTGGTTCAAAATATATGGGACAACTTACTACTGAACAATGTGAACAAAGATGTAATGATAATTATGGAATGGCGTCTGGAGAGAAATGTAGTGCCTATGAAATCCAAACAGAAGAATCGACAGAGGGATTAGATCCGAATTGTTGGATATATAGAGATCCTAGTGTTACTGGAAATAATGATAAAAATCATATGTGTAGAATAAGAGAAAGATTACCAGGCACACCAACAGCTAGAATGAGTTCTTTATATAAAGGGACAAATCCTTATATGGCTATAAATGGAAATATTCAAAATAATGAATCATGGCCGAATAGTGCTTGTACATCATCTCCAGCAGGTGGATGGTGGGAAGTAGATTTAGGCAAAGAAGTTAATGTAAAATCAATAGTTGTGTATAATCGTCCTGATTGTTGTCAAGATAGATTGAAAGGAGCAATTTTAACATTGATTGATAGAAATCATACGACAGTACATAGCGAAACATTAAATAGTTCTAGAAGACAAGTATTCAAGATTAAATTAGATAAAAAACAATGTGGTGGACCCGTAATGAAAAAAAATATAAATGATTTTGATGAATTAAAAGAATTAGAGACCGAATATTTGAGAGAATTAGAAATGTATAACCAATCTATAAAAAATTTAATTGATAATTCACAGAAATATGTAAATGCTAGTAATCACAATAAAAATAAATTTGCAAATACCTATGTAAGTGATGGTGGTGCAGTTGGATATGTTACAGATAGAGGTGTTTGGAAATGGATTTCAAGTCCAAGTATAGCAAATTCTGTACAAAGTAGAGCACAATGTCCTGCAGACTGGGCTAAAGCCAAAACAGTAACAGCAGACGAAGGTCAAGATTATACAATAAGCAATGCTCCACAAGGAGAGATAGTAAAGATGGATGGTGTTGAATTAATACGAGGAAGTAATATGGTAGAAAAACAAACATGTGGTGGTGCTGGACAAAATTTATATATAACACAACCTGCAACTACTACAAAAGGACCTGATTATACTGGATGTAAAGCAGGTTGGCCTGGAGAATACCAAAGCGATTTAGGTAATACATCATATGAAACATGTGCGCAACGTGCAGCAGATAAAGGATCGAATATATTTCATATGGGAAGTGGTGGTAAATGTTATGTAGGCGGTAGTGCAAATCAATCAAAAGACGGTAAATATTGTGGTTCGAAAGATGGTAAAAAAATTGGTGGTGAAATACCAGGATATTATACTGGAGGTTTTGGTTTTGAATGGTTTACAGGATCAATGAAAGAAGGATATGAGAATTGTGGTTATGGTCCAAGTCATAGTAGCAGCAGGAGAGGCGGCGGCGGCGGTGGTGGTGGAAGTGGCTGGGATTGGAATTGGGGTGGATGGGGAGGAGGAGGAGATTGGGGATGGGGTGGATGGGGTGGATTAGGTGATTGGAGTTGGGGAAGAACATGGCACCCACCTGTTCCAGTTTACTCAAGATACACAACAGAGGGTGCAAATAATTCAACCTTGGGAAAATCATATCATATTACAGATGATTTAAAAGCAAGAAATATTCCAGAAGGAGAGTTATTTAAAAGAGGGTCAAAAGGAAGTCCTGGAAAATATCAAGTATTAAATGGATATGGGTCAAAGGGAAATGATATCAAAAGTGGAACTGCAAATGATACAGCAGATATAAAAAATATGTGTGATGAAACCGATGGATGTGCCGGATTTTCATTTAAACCATCTACAGGACAATATTGGTTGAAAAATAGCAACATGTGGCCATCTGGAAATAGACACAAAGTAACAAATGGAACTCAGTTGTATGTAAGAGCACCCGAATTAAATTTAAATAAAAGTTGTAACAGTACAGATATTAATTTTGCAAGTCAAAATGATATGTGGGATACACAATATGGCCAATATAGCCAAGGGCCACAAATGACATTGAAATCTACATGCGCACTAGGAACTATTTCTGAGAGAGATATGCAATCAATAAATAATCAATATAAGAAATTACAAGCGATATTAGATAAGATAAAATATAAAATTAAAGAATTATCAAAGCAAGATATAATTTTAAATAATAGATTAGTTAAAGAATACAATACATTACATGATAAATTAAAACAATATGAGAATGTGTATAAGGAAATAAAGGCTGCAAAGAATTTATTAAAGCATGATACAGCATTAGAAGAAGATGGCGAGTTAAACATGTTAAGTTATAATAAACAATATATTATTTGGAGTATTTTAGCATTAGGAACAACATACGGAGCCATGAAATTAGCAAAATAAATAATGAAAAATGATATAATTATATATATTATCTCTTGTGATAATATATATATAATGGATAATCAACAGATTCAACAAGAACAAGTAAGAGAAACACAAATAGTTACTACTATTAGTAATATAGAACGACAAATTCGTACTTTATATTCATCTTTAGAAGAATTAAGTGTTCAGTCAGCTCCTGATTTAACCGAGCAAAATAATATTTTATCTCAAATTAAAGAACTTCAAAAATTGAAAACATCTTTATATAAAACTTTATCCTCTAGTTATGCTTCAACACAAGCAAGTGTAGCAGAAGCAAGAAATTCATTGGTAGATGAAACAGCCGTTGTAGGAGTAATTGGAAATGAATTAAATATTGCTAAAAAAAATTTAAACCAATTACAAAACAGAAGAGCAAATAAAGTAAGAATGGCTGAAATTAATGATTATTATAGCAGTAAATATTCAACCCAATCAGGTATTATGAAAACCGTTGTTTATTTTTGCGTACCAATATTAATTTTAGGAATTCTTATGAAAAAATCGATAATACCAAAAAATATTGCATTAGCAATTATTGGTATATTATCAGGATTAGCTATAGTTGTAGTTGGCTTACAAGTAATTGATGTTATGAGAAGAGATAATATGGTATTTGATGAATACAACTTCCCATTTGACGCTGATGCACAAGATTTATCAAGTGATACTAATGAGATTGATCAGCCATCATTAAGTGCGCCAACATTAAATTGTGTTGGTGAGACCTGTTGTCCTGAGGGCAATGATTTTGGTACAGTATGGGATGACACAAACAAACAATGTGTAACACCATCATATAAAAGTACAACTAGCGAAGGGTTTGTAGGCGAAAAGTGCTTACAAGGAGCTTTTAGTAAGCCAAATGTGAATATTGATTTATTTCCAAATTCATCTGTTGTTACAGGGTATAATAATAGTGATGATTATGCTAAGTTTTAAATATCATAATATATTAATAATATAAATGTCAAATCCAGATGTAGAAAAACAAGATTCAGGAAAAGATGATCCAAGTAAATGTATTACAGCCGATGATTTAGATAAAAAACTAGATACAAATAAATATAATAAGCAATTGGGTGATGTAATGACCCAAGCTCAAGATTTTGTGAACTCGTATATAAAAGATCAAAATGATATAAAAAATAACGCAGTTGCTCGAGAATCTGAACTACAGAATGACAGATATTGGCAAACAGCTTTAAATAAACAGAGAGAATTATTAGATAAACATAACCGCATGATGAATATGTTAAACAGAGAATATGATATAACTGTACAAGTTGAAAATAGCTTAATAAACACAAAAGATCTATTTGATATGTTGGTTAAACAAAATATAAAACTAAAAAAAATAATAGAAGGCGAAATTCATTCAATAGAAATTTCTGATAGAAAGACATATTACGAAAATGAGCAAAATGATTGGATTAGTTGGTGGGCAAATCATTTTCAAAATAAATATTGGTTATTAATATTTTTACTAATAGTAGGTATTATTATTACCAAACAACAAGGGGATGTAAAATTATGGATACAAGTAGCACTTTTAGCTGTATATCCATATGTCATTTTCATGATTATTAAATTTATAGTAGGATTTTTTAATTGGATTAAAAGTGATACAAAGTGGGTTTATTTATATGGAAAAATGTGAATAAAAAATATTAATATATGTGTATATTTTTTATTATAGTTATTATTAATCATCATTATATTCATCTAGTTCTGGATCATAATCATCATAAACAATTGATACATTATTCCATACTCCTCTAACTTTCTTGCCGAATCGCTTAGTCATATATTCAAATAATTCTCTACCTTTTGGTACATTCTTTCCATGATGTAATTGAAACCATGATTTAAATACTTCATATAAACTTGTTTCCTTGATTTTCGAGCCGACCGATTTCTTAACCTTATCGGATACAAATTCGCTGTAAAAGTCTTGAGTATTTCTGTAGCTAAGACTACTAGATTTTACTGCAGCACAAATATTAACAAGACCTTTGGTCATATATGTCTTTTCAATTAACATAGAAATGAATATAGGTGCCCATGTTGCAAATTTCTCTCCAATTTGTTTGTCAATTTCAAATTGATGTTCTCTATCCTCATCAAAATCTTCTTTTTTGCAAAACTTAGAAATAAATTCGCAAACACAAATTCTTCTCCATGTACCCTCATCATTACTACCTACATCTAACAATGTGTTAGTACATACAACTAATTTAAATTGAGGTGTGAATGTAATACTATCTCTGAATAATGCTCTACCTTGTAATTTATCACCGCCTGTAATTTCCTTCATAATACCTTCATTTAGTTTATCTCCTTTTGTTGGTTCTTGCATAACAGCATAGCGAACACCTTTTAATTGAACTATTTCAGAAGATGTAGAACCGATAGTATTTCTCTTAGCTGTTACTAACTGAATAGGTACTTGACCAAGATAATCACCTAACCCTTTTGTCATAAGGTCGACTAGTTTGGATTTACCATTACTTCCAGAACCATTATAAATATTAAAGGTTTGATCATTATTCTCACCAATTAGTGATGATGCAAGATGATCCCACATATAGCTCCTAAGATCATCTTTTGGAAATAATTGACGCATGAAATAATTCAATTCGTCTATCGTTTTTTTATGTTTAACTGTATCTAATTTTATATAATTAATATTTGTTGATTTAGACAAGTAATCATCTGGCTTACCCTTTCTGAAAATCTGTTCATTAAAATCAATTACACCATTATTAAAACATAATAATCTTGGATTAGCATCTATTTTTTCAATAAAATCCTTGTCATAGAAGATCTCCTTAGCTTCCCTCATAATATTATCTTTAATTCCACGACGCTTTAGATTACAACAATGTTCGCCAATTAATTTAGCTCTTTTTTGTAATACCGTAGCTTTCTCACTACTCATATCAATAGCACCACTTCCCAAATAATCAACTAACTTATTTTGTTTATTGTAGTAGATATTAAATAATTCCTTTGAAATAGCCATTCTTAGACCAGTTCCACCTTCATTTTCTATCCATCTATGGTTTTGGTATATATACCACAAATCTTTTTTAATTGAAACACATGTAAAATCATCTTTGTAAATATGATATAATACAATTGCTACATCAAAGTCTGTAAAATTATCAATAGTTTTTTCTACAAAATAGTCGATAGTTTCTTCCCTTACTTCTTTATATTTTGCAAAATTATCATTTTTTGCCCAGTAAATTATTGAGCGGAAAGTTAAACTATCTGCGTTTGCTTTATCCCACGATTCCCACATCTCATAATAATCTGGGATTTTATCAAAATCAAATTTACTTGACTGAGCACTGAAAGCAATCCATGTAATAAATAATGATTCATGACTATTCTTTAATGCCCATCCTACACGAATCCATTTATCGTATGGAGTATAAAAGCTCTCACTCAAACACATTGTATATAAATGTGTCTCTTTTATAAAATAATGCGCAATTTCTATATTATCTATAAATTGTTCAACACATGCATCTAATTCATCTTTACATGTAACCGACATTATGTCGATATTTTTTTTATCTACAATCTTCAACTTATTTTTAGATTTCGATTTTTTTTTAGAATTTTCTTTGAATCGTTCAAATTCTTCTTTTACATCATCAGATAGTTCAAATTGTTTATGCGACATATATTGTGCTGATAATTCGCAAAATTTGTTCTTTAAATCAAATGTTTTTACATCATTAATATTAAGACATAACTCACCATCTGAATCAAATTCTAATTCATAATGATGTTTTAATATATACGGTTGATTACCAGGTTTTCGTGAACCATATAATTGCCAGTTAGTTGTTCCATTTGTAATTCCTTCATCTAGAACTTCATCCCAGGTATTTTGTAAAGGTAGATCACTCCATACTTCAGGCAATTGTTTTAATATCCGTTGTCTTAGCATAATTTGCAATGGACGTTCCATATGAATTCCAATAATCATATGAATTCCATCCTTTGTAACTTCATCTAGCATATTTACATCATCTTTCTCAAAAATATATACTGGAATTGTTGTGTTCACCGGAATTGTAATTAATTCTTTAATATTTTGAAAATATATGTCTACCATATCGTTAATATGTTCTTCTGTATGAACTCTTTCTTCTACTTCTGTAGAATAGCGAAAATCAAAATCAATCATAATTTGACCAACCTCTTGATTTTGCTTTTCTGTTAAAAAT